TAGAACTTTACGGCGAAGGTATATTAGGCTTTCTCGCCGTAACCAAGGCACAAGAAGGCACGATAGACGTTAAGGAAGTTAAACGCAGACATCAAGTGCAAAAAGAAGCCCAACGAGAACGAGAGAAACAAGCGAAAGAACGCTACGAACAGGAACGCAAATATAACAGTTCCTTAACGTGGGTTTACGAAATCAACTATCATGATTTTAGTTACCGTGGTGGATATTGCGCCGGAGTGGATGCCGACGGCATAATAAGGGTTATTTGCTACGAAAGTGGCGACCACCGACAGGGCGGCGAGATATACACTAATAGCCCCTTTGGTTTGTTCGGTAGCTTCGACCGGGCGATGTCAGATATAAAGACGTATTCTCCACAACTATACGCCAAGTTAGCCGGATATAAAGCGGGATAGCCGCCGACTTGAAGTTTTAGCGAAGTGTTTTAGAGTTTGGCGTATCAAAATAATACGCCAAACTCTTTAACTTTGCAGCACATAAACCGCGTCTAATTATGGAACGGCGTGGATTAAACAGGCTTCTACAACATTCCATATAGCTGAAAGCGACGGCGAAGGCCGAAGCAGAAGGGCGCGGCGACCAAACCGCGCCTTTTTCATAAACAGACACAGGAAATGAGCAGACGAAAAAAGACCCAGGCCGACGAAGACGGCTTTAACCTAAACATAGGGGATATAGGCAACTTCGACCTCCCCGACATTGATAACTCCCTCTTTGACGTGCTTAACGACGGCACAGGGGAAGAAAGCCGCTATATAAAGCCAAGAGTTTACGCCCAAAGTTCCGACTTCGTGATGTACGACAACGCCGTGAAGTTGGCGCGTGACATAGAGATAACCGAGGGAAGCCGCTACGACGTGGTAGTAAACGGCTCTTTCATCTTCGGCGACTTTTTGGAAGCCTTCATAGTGAGGAATAACTGCAAGTGTAGGAAGTTGACAATTTCCACGCTGTCGATGAACCAAAACAATATAGACAGCTTGCACAACCTTATAACCCACGGCTATATAGACGAATTGAACTTGATAATTAGCGCATACTTCTACAATATGGAGATACGCGCTTTAATTCCCTACATATACCGACATTTGGATATAGACAACCGCCTACAATTAGCAGTCGCCAACGTACACACGAAAACGGCGCAGTTTGAAACATTGGGCGGGAAAAAGATAATAGCCCACGGCTCGGCGAACCTACGCAGTTCCGGCAGTATAGAGCAATTCACAATAGAGGAAAACCCGGAAATTTACGACTTCTACGACGAAATGTTTAGCCGGATATTGGAACGCTACCACACCATACGGAAGCCTGTATGGGGCAAACAGGCGTGGGCGGAGTTGATAAAAAAGAAGTTTAACGATTAAAACCTACAACTATGGCAGAGGACAACGGCAGTAACGGAAGCGGCGGCAACGGCTCCACTATTCAGAGTTCAACGGCAGCGAGTATGCGCGGCGCGTCTATGGCACATTGGGCTGACCCCTTCGGCGGCGGCCCGACAGGCCCGGCACCCTTCTAACCCTATACCCCGGACACAATGGCGAAGAAGAAAATACAAGAAAGCGCAGACACCAACGCCAAGACCACCAAGCCCCTTGCGGCGTTGGTGCAAAGCGTCGTAATTAAGTTGTCGGACATAGTACCGAACAAAGGGCAAATTCCGGGAGTTCCGAAGAATCCCCGCGTAATGAAGGACGACATAAAGTTTAGGAAGTTGAAAGCGTCTATACAGGAAGACCCGGAGATGTTGGCACTTCGGGAAGTGCTTATATACCGCTACAACGGCCTAAACGTGATTATAGGCGGAAATATGCGTTACCGCGCCCTTAAAGAATTGGGCTACACGGAAACAATAGCGAAAATAATACCGCCGGAGATTGGCCCGGAGAAGTTACGCGCAATAGTCATAAAGGATAACGTAGCCTTCGGCGATTGGAACTTTGACGACTTAGCCAACGAATGGGAGATAGACGACCTCGACCATTGGGGCGTAGACCTTCCCGACATAGACACCAAGGCGACCGAGGAAGAAACGGAAGAAGACGACTACGACGTAGCCGGGAATCTTCCGAGCAAGCCGAAAGCGCGATACGGCGATGTCTACCGATTGGGAAATCACCGTCTTATTTGCGGCGACAGCACCAAGCCCGAAGTATTGGATATTCTTATAGGCGACGGGAAGGTAGATTTGTTCCTGACCGACCCGCCCTATAACGTGGACTATTCAAGCAAGAACGAAGCCCTAAACGCCGCCGACAAAGGAAACCGTGTACAGAAGGACATCGCCAACGACAAGATGGCGGACGGTGCATTTTTGGACTTCCTTACGGCGGCATTTGAGAACGCCAACCGCTACCTCAAGAAAGGCGGCGCGTTTTACATTTGGCACGCCGGAACGGAAGGGCTTAACTTCAAGTTGGCGGTTAAGGCCGTCGGTTGGGAGTTGAAGCAGATACTTATATGGGTCAAGAACAACATGGTATTAGGACGACAGGACTATCAATGGAAGCACGAACCTTGCCTATACGGGTGGAAGCCCGGCGCGTCGCACTTCTTTGTTAACCGCCGTGACCTATTGACCGTAACCGAAGACGAGGCCCCGGACATAGACGCGATGACGAAGGACGAACTTAAAGCCCTGCTTCGCTCTTTATTGGGGGAAGCTACGCCGACAACCGCAATACACGAGGACAAGCCGCTACGGTCAGCCGACCACCCCACGATGAAGCCTATCAAACTTATGGGGCGGGCGATTAAGAACAGCACACGCCCCGGCGAAGTAGTCTTAGACCTTTTCGGCGGAAGCGGAAGCACCCTTATGGCGGCGGAGCAGTTGGCCCGCTCTTGCTATACCGTGGAGTTAGACCCGGCCTATATAGACGTGATAATAAAGCGTTGGGAGGAATACTCGGGCGACAAGGCGGAACTATTGGGGAACTTCGCCCCGGACGACGCAGAGGAAGCCGAATAAGGAACAGCACAGGAAACGGTAAATATCAGCACGAATGGCAGCGAAAGACATAGAACCGTACAAATTCAAACCCGGACAGAGCGGCAACCCCAAAGGGAGGCCCAAAAGCCGCGTACCCGAACAGCTCGTAAAGATATTCGGGAGCAAAGCTCGTGCGAAGAAGTTTTACAGCCTTTCCGCCGTCGAGATAGACGAATGGGAAGCCGCTATACTTACGTTCAGCGTAAACGACCTAAGACTGCTTGCCAAGTGGGATGATGCCCCGGCGTACCCGAAAGGGTTGGCCGTAGCCGTCCTTTCCGACATGAAAAACGGCAAGACCACGACATTAGACAAGTTACGCGAACGTCAGTACGGAAAGCCCACGCAGCGCATGGAACTGACCGGGAAAGACGGCGGCGACTTGATACCGGCCCGGACGCTTACGAAGGAAGAAGCCGCCGACCTTTTCAAAACCCTAAACGAGAAGTATTAATGTCGTTTTGCCGTGATATAGATATAATAAAGACATGGGTACAGCAAGGGACCCTAAACTTTACGCGATACTTTTTCAAAGAAAAGTATAAGCGTAAATTTGTCATAGGCAAACACCACGAAAGAATAGCCGAAGCCTTAGATCGTGTATTAAAGGGAGAGATAACGCGGCTTATAATAAACATAGCCCCACGATACGGCAAGACGGAATTAGCGGTTAAGAACTTCATCGCGGAAGGCTTCGCCATAAACCCGAAGGCGAAGTTTATACACCTCAGTTATAGCGACGACTTAGCCCGTGATAACAGCCGGGGAGTGCAGGAAATTCTGCGCGAACCGTGTTATAGGCGATTGTTCCCCGACACCATGCCGACGAGCGTAAACACGCGCAAATGGTTTACCAAAGCCGGGGGCGGACTTTATGCCGTCAGTTCCGCCGGACAGGTAACAGGCTTCGGCGCGGGATTGGTAGATAAAGAGGAAGATGAGGAATTAGGCGACGAAGTAGCCGCCATTACTTCCGAAGCCGGGGAATTTGGCGGCGCGATAGTAATCGACGACCCGATAAAGCCGGACGACGCACGAAGCGAGTTAATACGCGAGAAGGTAAATCAAAAGTTTGAAACCACCATACGAAACCGCGTCAATAGCCGAAAAACGCCGATAATCATCATTATGCAGCGTTTGGACGAAGACGACCTTTGCGGCTACCTTCAAAAGTTGGAGCCGGACGAGTGGGAAGTATTGAGCCTTCCTGTTATTGAGATAGACGAGGACGGCAAGGAGCGGCCGCTGTGGGAGTTCAAACACACGTTAGCCGAGCTTCATGAGTTGGAGGAAAAAAGCCCGTGGGTATTTGAAACGCAGTATATGCAGAACCCCCGACCGATAACAGGGCTTATGTATGAGCGTGAGTTTAAGACCTACGAAGTATTGCCTATAACAAAGCAACACAAAATAAAAGCCTACATAGATACCGCCGACACGGGCGAAGACTTCCTTTGTTGTATTGTCTACGTCGAAACGGAGATAGGCAACTTCATTTTAGACGTGTATTATACCCAGGCCGCAATGGAAACGACCGAGCCGGAAACAGCGCGAATACTTACGAAGCATAACGTAGAAGAAGCGGTTATAGAAAGCAACAACGGCGGGCGCGGCTTCGCCCGAAACGTGGAAAAGGAATGCCGGATATTAGGAAACCGCCGGACTGTTATACGCTGGTTCCACCAAAGCGAAAATAAGAATATACGAATATTCAGCCACTCAAACGAGGTGCAGAACTTAACGCACTTCCCGAAGGAGTGGGCGCATTTGTGGCCGAAGTTTCATAAGGCAATAACCCAATACAAGAAGCAGGGAAGCAACGCCCATGATGACGCGCCGGACGCTCTTACGGGTACGGTAGAGAAACGCCCGGACGGGAAGCAGAGTATTAACAAACTAAAACGAACATTTCAATAACACATAACCCCAATAGACTATGCCACCTATTGACGAACTATTAAAGACGGGCGACTATTTAGCCGCCATTAACGAACTGAGGAACGGGCGACTTACAACCCTTCCCAATTCAGAGCAGTACGCCGCACAATACGACCCGAAGCTGCATGACATCAACGACCCACGGAAACGCCCGGACAAACTGGTAGTAATTGACAAGGATAGCGACGATTACGGCGAGGTCAAGAATATCAACGTAAACGCCGAGCTTACCACGGAACAAGGGTTTAGAATCGAGCCTGTGGCCCGTATAGCGTTAGCCCTACAAAAGCTGATAGTTAAACGTGCCGTAGCCTTCACTTTCGGCAACCCGGTAGCCTACGACGCAGAACCGCAGAACGCCGATGAGAAGGCGGTGTTTGCGGCCCTTAAACGTGTGTTCCACGATGTCAAGGAAAAGACCCTAAACCGCCGCGTAGCCCGTAGCCTTTTCAGCACTACCGAAGTCGCCGAATATTGGTACCCGGTGGAAACCGACGAGGAACACGACCTTTATGGCTTCCCGACAAAAACGAAGTTCCGCGTAGCCCTGTTTAGCCCTGCCTTCGGGGATAAACTATACCCATACTTCGACGATACCCGCGACCTTATAGCCTTTTCTCGTGAGTTTACGAAGAAAGCAAACGACCTAACGACACGCACATACTTTGAAACCTACACAAAGGACACGCACTATATATGGACGGCGGAAGGCCCGGCGGGAACGGAGGCCAAGAATTGGGAGTTAGTGGAAGGCTACCCCAAGAAGCTGGCAATAGGTAAAATTCCCATAGTCTACGGAAGTCAGCCCGCCGTAGAGTGGGAAGATGTGCAGAGCCTTATCGACCGTTTGGAAAAGTTACTTTCCAACTTCGCCGATACCAACGACTACCACGCAAGCCCGAAAATCTTTGTAGAAGGCAAGATATTGGGCTTCGCAAGGAAGGGAGAAGCCGGGGCGATAATAGAAGGCGAAGAAGGCGCGAAAGCGTCCTACCTGTCATGGGCGCAGGCCCCGGAAAGCGTGAAATTGGAAATAGAAACGCTGCTCCGTATGATATACGCCATTACCCAAACGCCCGATATTTCCTTTGAGAGCGTGAAAGGTATAGGAGCGGTTAGCGGCATAGCCCTACAACTTCTGTTTATGGATGCACACTTGAAGGTACAGGACAAAATGGAGGTATTCGACGACTACCTAACCCGCCGCGCCAACATTTTGTTAGCCTACCTCGGAGCGGCCAACGTCAAAAGCAAAGCCGCCGCCCGTCGTCTTATTGTGTCGCCACGGATCTCGCCGTACATTATCGAGGACGAACAGGCGAAAATAAATATGCTCCAAGGTGCCAACGGTGGAAAGCCTGTAGCGAGCCAAAAAACGACTATTCGCCGTTTAGGTTGGGCGGAAGACCCCGACGCAGAGCAAGCCGATATACAGACAGAGGAAGACCGGGCAAACTCTTTCTTAGAGGGAGAACCGACGCTTTAACCTTATTTAACCTGCCTTAGTTGGCTAATTATCTCTAACTATGAATGTTAGACCGACAAATTAAGCGATTTTAACCGCGTCTAAGCCGCGTTTTCTTTCAGATGGATAAACTAACCACCTCGGAAGCGAAACGCGCTTAAACGCGAAATTCCGAAAAAATAACTTTATGCCCGATTATACCGAAAACCGCCTAATAGTACGACTCCGTGGCTTCGACGCACGGCATTACGCCAAGACAAGGCAATACGCCCGTCAAGTGGAACGGTTGTATAACTCCGCTTGCGACGAGATAGCACAGGCCGCCGGACGTATAACCATACCCGAAGACGGCGTTTTCAGTTTCGACGACTTCCCGGCGACGCGCAGACAGGCGCAAGGGATATTAACCCGGTTGGCAAAGAAGGTAGAAGCTGTTATTACCACAGGAACGCGCTCCGAGTGGCAAGCGGCCTGCGATAAAAGCGACACTTTCCTAAATTCCATACTTCGCACTTCCAAGCTGACCCCGGAAGAAGCGAAGCAATACCAAGCGCGGAATCTCGAAGCCTTACAAGCCTTCCAACAACGGAAAGCCGGAGGTTTGGGGCTAAGTCAGCGAGTATGGAAATACACGGAAGAATTTAAGACGGCGTTAGAATTGGGAATAGACGTTGCAGTAGGAGAAGGACGGAGCGCACAGCAGCTCTCCCGCGACCTACGGCAGTACCTACAACAGCCGGACAAACTATTTAGGCGCGTCCGTGACAAGGGCGGCAACCTTCGCCTAAGTAAAGCCGCCCAAATGTACCACCCCGGACAGGGCGTTTACAGGAGTTCCGCCAAAAACGCCGAGCGTTTGGCACGGACGGAAATAAACATGGCATACCGGGAAGCCGAATACCTACGATGGCAACAATTAGATTTTGTCGTAGGCTTCCGTATATGGTTAAGCAACAACCACACCACAAAGGACAGCAAGGGAAAGACCGTACCGCTTTACGACATTTGCGACGAATTGGCGGGCGACTACCCTAAAACTTTCAAGTTCCTCGGTTGGCATCCGCAATGCCGATGCGTGGTAACGCCTATTATGGCCGACTACGACGAATATAATAAGAACCGGGCAAACCGATTGAAGGCGATTGTTAGAGGGCAGACATATAAAAGCCTACCATCGCGCCGTACCGTCCGCGATGTTCCGGCAGCATTTCGCACTCATATAGAAGCGATAGCCGGACGTGCTAAGAATTGGAAGGCTATGCCGTACTACATACGCGACAACTTCAAGAACGGCGTTATTTCCGGCGGCCTTCTTCCGACCATACCACAGAAAACACAAATGCCCGGAACTACGGCAAAACCGCCCCAACCCTGTATGGAGTTCGACAGCGAGATAGCCAATTATAAAACGTGGGCTTTTACTTACGGTTTAGACGTTTCTGCGTTGGATAGCCTACGGACTTCCGGCAACCGGGAAGCATTACGCGCCGAATTAAAGAGGCTTCAAGGAGAACGTATGGCCCGACAGGCGGAATGGGTACACTACCGTAACGAAGTGGAAGACTTCGCCGGACAAGCGACAGGGTACGCCGAAATCATAAGCGAGATAGAAGCCACGCTTAACGCCACGGAGATAAAAACGACCAATTACTACGGCGACTGCATAAGCCGCCTTAAAGCCTTCTTTGCGTCGCTTCCGGCTAAGTTGACCGCCGCAAAAGCGAAGAAGGCAAGTTATTCGCCGCTTATGCCCTCCGAGTTGGAGAAGGGCAAAGCCTATTTAGGCGACGCAGACCACGAATTTAGTAAGGACTTCTTCGACCTTCTTAAATCGAAAGTCAAATTAGAGATACACAATACCACAGGACGCAGTTACGAAAGCGGCGGCAGATTGGTAGTTGTTTATACGAAAGGACGTAACGAAGTTTCGCCGTGGCACCGCGTTTCCGTTATTTATCATGAGTTCGGCCACGCCATTGCCGACCAACGAAATCTGTTGTTTGCAAAAGAAGTTACAGACTTACGCGACACGCAGACCGCACGGCTACGCACCCGCGAGAAGGCAACATATTACACAACGGAAAGGGTATGGAACTATAAAACGGGGAAATACGAAATTCAAAAGATTAAGCACGAACACAACCAAATGCGAATAATTACCCTTTCGGCGAAAATTCAAAATATTTATAGGCGAATACAGGACAAAGACAAAGACGACCCAATATTTAAGCGTTTCGGTGTTTCAAAGGCGGACGCATTAGAGCAGTTCGGCGGACTTATGGACACGCTTAGAAGTTTGGTAAACCGCGATAACGTAGGCTGGGGGCATTCCGTTAGTTACTTCAATTCATACGGTATGAAGCAACACGAATATTTAGCACATTGTTTCGAGAACGCATTTATAGGAAACCGCGTATTTCAGTTGTTGATGCCAACCGAATACGCGGAAATGGTAGCGTTAGCGAAGTCGTTTAAGAAGCCCTAACCGATAGACACGAGATATAAACCACCGTCCATTATTGAGCCTATGAACTTCGCGCCCGTAGGCTCTTTTTCGCCTATGCCGGGATATACAGGAAGAAGCCGGGCTTTACCTTCCAAGCATTGCCGGAGAATTGGGCCGTTTTTCTTAGCGTCCGGCTCGGCGTATTCAAGAAGTCGCACTACGTCGATGTCGTCCGGCGTAGCGTCGGAACTAAGGAAGCCTTCTACAAGGGCTTCATCGGGAAGGGTTGTAAGGGGTTGTTTGCCCTTTGTCGTTGTTATTTGGGGTACATTCATAGTCTAATTATTTAGAGTAGAAAGGAGCATAATCCGACGGGTAACGACCAATACCGAAGGCGTTAGCCGCGCCATCATAAGTAACAAAGCCACCGGCCAAAACGTCCGGCTTCCCGTTCAGTTCTTCGGAAGGACGCGGCGCACCTTCCACGGGCGGGAAAAGGTCAGTAACAACTCGGTCAAGTTCCCGTAGTGCTTTATGCCGAGCTTTACCGTGGCTTACCTTAACCTTAGCCAACGCGGAAGTTACACCCGAATAACGAAGTTCGGGATAAAGCATTTTAGTTACTTCTTCCGCCATTTTGGCACATTCACGCCGTATTGTTGGGCTTATTGTTATTTGAGGAATTACGTTATCCATTTTGGCTATACTTTGTTTCGATTGTTACGTTACTAATTCGGCAGTCCTGTACGCTTCCGTCCGTGGCTACCATAGGCAGGACGCTAACGCCAACGGCTATATTTACGTCCGTGGCATACATTCCGGCGAATTGCTTAACGGCTTCCGTTATGCTGTATTCAAATTCCGCCTTCTTCTTAAAGAAGACTTCGGCGGGCGTTAATTCTTTTTCTTCCATTGTTTAATGTCTATAATATTGTAATGAAGTGGCAAATAGGCGAAGAAATTGTTTCGGCGTTTCGATAGATTTTGGGAAACCACAAACCGCGTATATGTCAGCGTTAACACTTTCTTTAATAACGTGTTCCGTATCAAAAAAACGCACAACAAATTTGAAGCCCCGACCACTAAATACGCCTTCAATTTCTGTTTTTGGAGTGGCCCACGCGATAAAGAATTGACCGTTATCTGGATTTATGGTAAATTCCGAGAACTTACGCCTTAATTGTTTAAGAAGTAGTGATTTGACTACATAATATCGGCAACTATTATAAGCACTAACCAAATCACGGCCGCCCCATTCAACATTAACGCGGTTAGCTTTAATGTCGGCATCTTTAATCCAATTATTTGCTACTAAATGTTCCGACCACCCGTTAGCGTGTAAATATGCTTTCATGGCGTCGATTCCAATATGTTTGAAATTTGGATTTATATTGAAGTAGCACATATTATTAAGGATTTTCGCCACAAAGATAGCATATTAACTTACGGCATCCAAATCCGAGCCACCAAGACGACGGGAACGGAACGCCCACACGGACACAGCCGTAAGCGTATAACGTGGAACAACGGTAACTAATTGTTACCAACCGAAAAAGTCAATAGCGAAAACTACTCAATTCGTATTAGGCTAATACGCCTACTTCATAGCAAGCACTCTATTAAGCCGCGCCGTGAACTTTTCATCGCCGGGGAACACTTCAAGGGCGACCCGGATAACGCGCAATTCGTTGGTTCTGTCCTTAGCCTTCCGATACAAGACGGCAAGCCGCCAATAAGCATGAGTAGCGGGATAGCGCAGCTTTATACATTCTTCGTAAGTGTCGATAGCCGCCGGAATTTCGCCGAGCTTTTCAAGTTCAACGCCTTTGTTATTGAGTGCGGCGGTTGATTGTAGGCGTTGCTCCCGTATTCGCGCTTCCGCTATATAGGCTTCGGCTTCTTCATAGTCAGCAACTGAAACGACCACGTTGTTATAGCCGTTCCACGAGGCCCGGTTACAGGCTTCCCAATAAGTATCGTACTTCGACCAACCCGCCAAGCCACAGCCCGGAGCAAAGAAGGAAACAGGAACGAGCCGCTCCCCGGCACCCGGTACCGCTTCGCAAGAATCCGAATTAGCTTCGTTGGCTTCCATTCGTTCAGCCCACGCCATCAATTTGTCAGCGTCCGGCGTTGGTATAGAGTATTCGCGCCCCTGTACGCGGACGGAGATATTAGGCGGCAGTTCCGAGGCTTCCTTCTTCCGTTTGGAGATATGCCCGAAAACGACAATAAGGACACACGCGGCTACCGTAATTAAGAGGATATAACCAACGGCAACCATTATTCCCCGGCTTCTTCCACCGTAACAAGTGTTTCCACTTCTACCCATTTGTTATGGTCAGTTGGTGCAAGTTCCACCTCGGTAGATAGGCGGCCGCTTCCGGCTACGGTTGGAGTGTAGCGAATTGTAAATGGCTCAGTTTCGGAAACGCCGATAACTTCTTTCCCCTTATAGGGCATTTCCAAGAAGTAAGTAACCTTTGTAACAGAGCCGCGCACAAAGTCAATTAAGGACGGAGTATGAAACGGCGTAAAGATAACGTCGTAGGTATTCCCTACAACAATAATAGAGAGTGGCTCGGTAGTTCCGACTTCACAAAAACAGGCGGAAGCCCGGACGTTAGTACCTATCCCTGTCGGTTCGTCATCTTCGGACGTGGTGGAAGTGCAGCTAACCAAGAACGCCACAGGAAGGAGCAGGGCAAATAACAACATCTTCATAAAATATGAGTAACTTTGCGCCACCGCCCGAAGCAGCAGGGTTAAAGACACGAAAAAGCGCGGACTATACAGGTTTGAGTATTTGAGGTATCGCCAAACACCTTACGAAAACAAACCATATAGCCGCGCTTAGTCTGTATATCGTGGTATGGATATACGACACTACGCGCTTAGGTTCATTCTTCGTAATTTGTTAATTTGGCGATTTTCAAATACTAAGAACCTATCGCTTCTTCGATAATTGCCGGATTTCTCCCCGACAACGCCACAAAGTTACGCTAAATTCTTCACATTCCGCATACAAAAGCCTAACAAATTGTATGCCTACGACCGCCGGGCATTGGAAGTTTCGGCGAAGTGTTTGCACCCTTATAATTAAAGAAGTATTAAGGTAATACGCTAAATTTGCACTAAGATTAAGTAACCACTACAATTTTATGAACGAATTACAGGAACAAATTTTAGCTCTACTGGTGGCAAAATTCACAGGCGAGCGAAAAGACGGTTTGCAGCAGCTTGCAGCCTACATCGGCTTAAACGCCGCAACCATTGAAGAAGCTACGGAAGTCGTAGGTAAACTTACCGCCGACAAGGTTAGCAAATTCGTTAAGGAGTACCGCAGCAATGCGGACGCGGAAATCGCAAAGGCTAACAAGACCTATGAAGAAGGCCTTAGACGTAAGTACGACTTCAAGGAAAAGGAACAGCCCGGCGACCCCAAACCGGGGGAGAAGACCCCACCGACCGAAGGCGGCGAATTGACATTAGACGCTATCCGCGCCTTAATTCGGGAGGAAAACAAAACGCTACGCGAGGGCTACGAGAGCCTACGCGCAGAGAAGACTACCGCGACACGCCGCGAACAATTTGTAGCGAAGTTAGAAGCCGCCAAGATTGAGGGCAAACGCCGCGATATGTTGCTACGCAACTTTGACCGCATAGCCCCCACCTTCAAGGACGATGAAGACTTTAACGGCTACTTAACCGAAGTGCAGGCCGACCTCGACGGCATAGCACAGGAGCAGAGCGACGACGGACTCCGCAACCACGATAAGCCTTTCTTTGGAGCCGTGACCAAAGAAGGTATTAGCGCGGGCGTGGCAGACTACATCGCTTCGCAGAGTGAGAATAACCCGACCCTTTCCGGGAAGGAAATTTAGTAAACCCTTTTAACCATTACGAATATGGGATTTATGCGAATCAAACGCGAAAAGGACGAGCGCACGGCCCACGCCTGTACGCACAATCTGGCCGACATTCCCAACGGCGTAACCGTCGTTATTGCCGACCTTATCCCCGGCGTTCCACTTCGTGAGGGTGCCGCCATTTCCCCCGACGAAGCGGGGCTTTACCACCTCGTCAAGACGGCGGAAGTTACGGAAGCCGCTACGAATACCGCCACAGCCTACAAGGTAGCCAAGGGGCACCACTTCAAGGTAGGCGACTTCGTGATGTTCAAGGCCGGCGCGAAGTCATACGCTATTACAGCCATTGACACCACCGCCAAGACACATGACACTATAACCGTAGGCACAACCCTCGGCGCGGCTATTCCCGTCGGCGGAGTATTGACACAGGCGAAAGCCGAAAGCGCGTCTACTTCCGCCTTCAAGTATCCGCCTTTTGCTTGCCTCGGCGACAGCTACCCGGTGGAAGCACTTACCAACACCGCCGTAGCCGCCGTAACTATCGGGCAATTCAAAGCCGCGCTTTGCCCCCCGATTAGCGACGCAATAAAGGACGCGCTACCTACAATTAAATTCATTTAACCACAACGCAGTAGTAAGTTATGTTACCAACTTTAATGCAAGGGCTTAACGAGAAGGACATGACGGGCGTAGTTAAAACCTACAACCTTAAACCTTTCTACTACCCGACACTTTTCCCGCTCAAGGAGAATTACTCCCTGACGTGGAAAGCGTTGGAAACGCGGGTAGGGCTTAAAATTGCCGCCGACCTCGTGGCCCGTGGAGCAACCATTGACAAAAAGACCCGCGAGGCAATAGCCCGCATACAGGGCGATATACCCAAAATCGCCATCAAGCGCACCAAGAACGAGGAAGAACTCGACGAGTACGACCTCATGATAGCCCGCACGTCGCAGAACCCCGACCTTCGCGCACTTGTTGAAGCGTGGGCCGAGGACACAAAATTCTGTTGGGATGGCGTAGCCGCCCGTTTGGAGTGGATAGCGTTGCAATCCATTTCATTGGGGAAAATCACCCTTACCAACGAAAACAACACTTCGGTACTTACCGAATACGACGTAGACTACCTTATCCCGGAGGAACAAAAGGTAGGCTTCCAAAGCGGCTCCGCTTCGTGGGCTAATTCTTCCGCCGCCCGTCCTATAACCAAAGACTTCAAGGCAATCTGCAAAGCCGCCAAGAAAAAGGGCATTACTTTGAAGTACGCCTTTATGTCTACGGAAACCTTCGCGGAGTTTACCGAGTGCGAGGAAACGCAGAAACTTTGTGCATCCTTCGCCGCCAACGCCCTCGGCGTTCAGCAGACACCGAGCCTCCAACAGGTAAACACCGCCCTTACAGGGCTTTCATACCTTTATGGGCTTCAAATCGTCGTCCTCGACCAAGATATTACCATAGAATTAGCCGACGGAAGCCGCCCGTTCAGCGGCAACCCCTTCGTTAAAGACGTGGTAATGTTCAGCGCAAGCAAGGTTTTGGGGCATACCTATTGGAAACGCCCCGCCGACCTTAACGTAAAGGGCTCCGTAGCGATTAAGACCCTCAACGGTCATACGCTAATTAAGAAGTTCGCCAACGAGGAACCGCTTGAAGAAGTCACTATGGGCATAGCCAACGCCTTCCCCGCGTGGGAAACGTCCTCCGACTCGTGGCTGATGTCTACCGACGCAGACAAGTGGAACCACTAAACCCTAACAACCGGGGAGCCTTCCGGGGCTTCCGTTCGGCTTCCCGGTTTAACTCCTTCCTACTATGACCTATAAAGAATGGATTAACCGCACCGCTTCCCGCTTCGGCATTGAACCCGCCGACGCGGAACTGATACTAACCAACCAAGCCGGGCTAATTCCCGACCCG